TCAGACGAAACTAACAACGCTGACATGATGAAACAAACCTCCTGAAAAGTTTGACACGATGAGACTGAATCTTTGAGGGTTGCCATAGGCCCTCAAGGGTTGAGTCCCATAAAAGGGTCTTTGAAAATTTAATGCCGGGGAGGAGACGAATGCCTGAGATGACATCGCCTCCTTATTCCCCTGAAGAAATACCTCCCTAAATAGAGGTAACAATTTAGAGGAGTTTCCGCCCCTATAGTTTCCCCCTTGAAACTCAGGATACTCCTCATTTTTTCAGGGGAATAGTTCAATAATCTTACAAAATGAGGTGAAAATAATGTCAAGACTCCCGAAAAATCTGTTCTATGCAAATCTTATTGAGGAAAAAGAAGAGAAGCAAAAAATTCACGAAAAGGGATTGTTTATTGCTTCGAAATTGAATCAGGAAAAAGAGCTTGTAAAAGAACTGAACAAACTCAACGAGCAAATGGATGAAAAACTCAGCGAAGGGAATACTGAAGAATGCGTTGCATTGAACAACAGAATTCACAGAATAAACAAAAAACTCGAAGAGCTGAATCGAGTGATTTACAGTGATTTTTACAATTTCATTGAAATGTATGCGAATGGAGAAGTAAAAAAGACAGCAAGAGAGAGCCACTTGGATTATTCAATACGAACCTATAACATCGGAGCTGCTTATAAGATGTTGGATGATATTGATAAGATGGAGCTCAAATCACTGAAGGGAGAGAAAGATGGAGAAGATGCTTAATACAAAAATTTCAGAATAGAGGTGAAAAAATGACAGCCACAAAAGAAAAACCGAGCTTCACTGAAACAGCAGGAGAAATCAAAGCGAAAAGAATCATGAAAGATGTGAAATTTCAATTGGCAGTTTTAAGATCAAAACTCGGACTTCAGAAAGACATGCTGGATGAAATCGAAAGTTTGAGTGAACAGATTGATATCGCCCTCAGAAACGGAAACACTGCTGAATGTGTTTTTGCCAATGACAGGCTTTTCAGACTGTTATCACGAAGCAGACAGCTCAATGAAAAAATCGACTCGGATACTCACGAGATTTATTTTAAGGAGAGTTAAAATTCTCCATCTCCACCATAAGCAACTTCTTCTATCGCTATTTTAAGGGTTCCAACCATTCTTTCGAGAGTGGCTTTCCGGACTCTCAAAAATTCAAGCTCCTTTATGATCGAATCGGGTGTACCTCCGTAAGGTTTCTCAGATAAGCCGAGTAAGTAGTCAGAAGTAACCCCAAAGTGTTTGGCTGTTTTGTATATTGACTCTTCAGTTGGTGCGATTTCTTGATTTTCATACCGAGAAATAGTACCCGCTGTAACACCGAGTATTTCAGCCATTTTCCTTTGAGATATTTTATTTTCAGTTCTTAATTCTTTTAGTTTATTCCCATAATTTCTCATACGCAACATTCTACCACCGATTTAATAGATTAGCAACAACGAATTACGCAACAATTTACTTAATTTATAGTTGCGTTTTCGCACCATACATGGTATTATATACGCAACGAATTGAGGTGAAATAAGATGAATAAAAGCAACAAACTTAAAACTATGAGACTTGAAAATCAATGTTCTATCAGAGAGCTTTCAGAAATAACAGGTATTTCGGCATCTACAATTTCAAGGATTGAAAGAGGTATGCTGCACCCAACTGTTCCGGTAGCGAGGAAATTATCAACAGCGTTCGGGATAACGATGGATGAATTGTTCTCTGATGATCCAACAACAGTATAAATTAGATTCTTACATTTCAATAGATGAAAAGAGGTGAAAACTATGTCAGAAAATGAATTTGCAGCACTCAGCCGCAAAATAATCCTGGAAGAAAGAGCAAAAGAAGCAGCGCAGGCTCAGATGGAGCTTTCTCAGGCACGAAGGATCCTTCAGGAAGACAGAAGGAAAAAAGCTCAGACGGCAATCGTGACAAACATGGTTAATGATGATTTAAGGGAGGCGAAACTTCGTGAACAGGGACGAATGGGAGAAAGAAGACTACAAGAGCAACGTAAAAAGACTGCTTGAACAGCCGGTTAAGAATTCAAAGGACATTAACCGCGCGCTCGGATATTTAAAAGCTATAGAGTTTTTCTGCAAAGTAAACGGGTGGAACGTAATCGAAATTCTTGGAGGTGTTATAGATGACCAGGAAGACAAAACCGAAACTGAAAGTAAGTATACGCATCTCAGATATGCTTCGGCTTGAAGGAGAAAACATATTTTCAATCGGTGCAGGACTTGAGATCAAAGAGTTGCTAAAGAAATTCGAGGAATTTGAGCTTAGAGAAGATGAGTTGAAACTTTATTTAAAAAAACTTGATAATTACGCTTACAGAGAAATTTCTATCATTGATTTTCATCAAGACAAGATCATTGCTCAAGTACTTGAACTTGCTATCAAGATCATCGCTGAAAATCAATTATCTAACAGGCTGATAGACAATTACGATCCTGTTCATATGAGAGCGGTACTGATGGAGAAAAGGAAAAGGAAGAAAAACCAAAGGGAATTATTTCAGAACGAAAGGAGCGAGCTGAATGTCAAAAAGAACAGAAGACCCATGGAGAGAACTTATCATAAAATACCCAACCAAAATCATAGATACAGCACGGGACGCAGTGAAACGTATATCCCGAGGTAAATGGGAAACGTGGACAGAAGAAAGAAAGGCGGATCTGGTACGCCAATACCTCACCGCCAAGAATAAAACTTACTCACAAAGAAATTATAGCACAATGAATTCTGGCAACCATAGGAGTGAGGGGAATGAATTTACTCATAGCAGATGAAGAGAATGAAGAACTGCAAAAAATCTTAATCGGAATAGGCCGATGCATCTGTAAAGGTTATGCGGATACATTATCTCTTAATAACAGTCAGAAAAAGGATGTACCGGTTAAAAGTAGAATAGCCTTCAACTTAAAGAAATTAAGAAGCAGGAAAGGCCTTTTACAAAAGGAAGTTGCTTCAGCTCTAGGAATACCTGTCGGAACGTATATGAACCACGAAAATGCAAAATACGAACCATCACCGAGGTTTCTGAGCGCTTATGCGCAATACTTCGGTGTTTCAGCTGAAGACTTGAAGGAGGAGTTTTATGAGAATTGATCCAAATACAGATATGCATATTGATTATCTTTTTATGGAGAGAGAAATAGAGGAGTCACAGCTTGATATGGCCTATGAATGGTATGAGAAGCTGGACAAGGATACGAGAGAGACTTTGAAAAAGGAATTTGAATTTGATCCAGTAGGGACATGGAGAAAAGAGAGGTGTGATGTATGAGTAGATTTGTTATGTTTATCAGAAAAACAGATGGTTGGGCAAACGCCTTATCTGGTTCACACGGAGCCGGAAACGGATATGTCGCCGTCCCACCTAAAACAATTCTCCATGGTGTTGACTACGACGATCTGCCTTCAAACGATATCCATGGCGGAATTACCTTCGCGGGTGAATGCGGCGCTCTTTTGGATGCTTCAGAAATTTTCATAGAGGAAGAACCCGCTGAAGATATATCGAACTGGTGGGTATTCGGGTTTGACACATTCCATCTTGGAGATTCCCAAGAGAATTGGCCCCTTGAAGCCGTGAAAGCCGAGACTTTGCGATTGAAAAGTTTTCTGACAAAGGTTGAAAAAGATACGGCGTTGAATGTGTACTTGAGAAATACTCCGGAAAGGAAGGTGTGATGTATGACGAAAGCTGAACTTTACGGCCTTAATGATCTACCGATTGATTCTTGCGATTCAAAAATCACATCGAACGAAATACATTTAATAAGTAATCTGTAAGGAGGTGCCGAAATGGCAATTTATTTAGGAAATTTATCAGTTAATGAAATAGAGAACAGAGTAGGAGTGAAGTTCTCCAACGAGGCCGTAGAAAGATTGACCCTCACAAGACAAGAGAGAGCAAAAAATATCGGCGAAAATGAATGGCATTGTTTTGATATTCCTTTTATGCTTGTTTGCGGAAGCACTGAGTTCGCAAGAGAAATTTTCGGATTAATCGGGCAACACGCTGATGATTTTAAAACACCAATGGAAATGAGCGTGTCGGCTCTTAAAAGCGAGGTGTGATGTATGAGTATACAAACAGCGAAATCAATAGATAAACGAGAAATGTCATACGAACAGTGGATAGCAGAAAGAAGAAAAGCCATAGGCGGAAGTGATGCAGCTTCATTACTCGGATTGAACAGTTATAAATCTCCTATCAGATTGTACATGGAAAAGATCGGGGAAATCGAACCGGAACCGGCAGGCGAAGCAGCACGATGGGGAAATATTCTTGAGGATATTGTGGCAAAGGAATTCTCAAGAGTGACCGGAAAGAAGGCCCACAATGTCAACAAGATCCTGATCCACCCGGAATATGACTGGATGATCGCCAATATCGACAGAAGAATCGTTGGGGAAAATGCCATTCTGGAATGTAAGACCACTTCCGCTTACAACAAAGACAAATGGGAAGGTGACGAAATCCCGCAGGAATACATCATCCAAGTCATGCACTACATGGCTGTAACCGGTGCAGAAAAGGCTTACTTTGCCTGTCTGATTGGTGGCCAAAAGTTTGTTTGGAAAGAAATTGAACGAGACGAAGAGCTGATTGAATTACTTACAGAACAGGAAAAGGACTTCTGGGAGAATCATGTTATGAAAGGGATTCCCCCAGAATTGGATGGTAGTGACGATTCCAAAGAACTTCTTTTGAAAATGTACCCCGAAGATAGCGATCCGGAAACTATTGAGCTGGATCAGGAAGCGGACGTGTTACTTTGCCAGCTTGATGAGGTGAAGAAAACCATCAAGACACTCAATACGCAGAAGACAGAATACGAAAACAAGGTGAAAAGAATGGTTGGTGAACACGGTAAGGCTATTACTGAACATTATCGCATCAGCTGGCCAACTTCCAAACCGACATTTGACCCAAAAGCATTCAAGAAAGATCATCCAAGTTTATACGAACAATACAAAATCAAACCCGGTACCAGACGGTTTACATTTAAGGAGGCGAAATAATGGCGACACCCAACAGTGTGAAAAATAAATTAGCGAAAAAGAAACCCACAAACGTTCAGACAAACAAAAACAAAGGATACAGCACTATCCAGAACCTGCTGACGCAAATGACACCGGAGATACAGAAGGCACTTCCAAAGCATGTGTCAGCGGAAAGAATGGCTCGAATAGCCTTCACGGAAATCAGAAAGAATCCGAAATTGTTAGATTGTTCTCAAGCTTCATTACTCGGCGCAATCATGACATCCGCACAGCTCGGACTTGAACCCGGACCAACAGGGCAATGTTATTTGATTCCATACTACAACAAGAAGCATGGCAGCTTTGAATGCCAATTCCAGCTTGGGTAAACCTTTTGCCCCTTTAAGCAGTGATGCTTATAGCAAATTCTGTGAACCCTTAGCTCAGGGGTGTGGCTATTTTAGCTGCTAACGGGGAAACCCTCCAGTATTTCGGGTAATCCCGTGCTGTATCAATCACAATTGTACAAAGGAGACTTAATGATTGGGATTTACATGATAAGAAATAAAATCAACAATAAAAGGTATATCGGACAAAGCAGAAATATAAGAAAGAGGTGGGCCGGACACAGATGGAGTGCCGGAAAATTCAAATATGAATTATCAAAAGATCTTAAAAAGTATGGAATTGATAATTTTGAATTTTCAGTTTTGGAAGAATGCTCTATTGATGAATTGAACGAAAAAGAAATGGAGTATATCAGACTTGAAAAACCCGAATACAATATTTCTTCAGGAGGTCCAGGAAACTCAGGGTATTGCCCATCTGAAGAAACACGGAAAACATTATCAAAGAAAAACAAAGAATATTGGAATAAATTACCTAATGCTAAAAAGTTGAAAATAATCCAAACCCAGCTCACCGGCCCGACAATCGGTAAGCCGAGAACTAAAGAAACAAAGGCAAAATTAAGAACAAAAGCTTTGATTCAGTTCAAAAACGGAATGCCAGATGATACAAAGAAAAAAATTGCGGAATCAAACAAGAAAGCAATGCTTGGCAATTGTAACAGAAAGAGAAAAGTTGCGAAGTTGGACGAAAACGGCAATGTTATAAAGATTTTTAAGACCATTAAAGAAGCGGCGGAAAGCGTTCAAGTCCATCCGACATCAGTGTTGGGAGTATGCAAAGGAAAACGTAAAACTTCAGCAGGTTATAAATGGAAATATTGTGATTGATGTAGTGTAGAGACTATCTTTTTTAAGAGTAGAACGGGATTTGAGCACCCGTCCGAAGCGCAGAGTATCTCGAAAGAGATAATGATATAGTCCACTCCCATAGGATGGGAAACTATGGGGATTGTGATAAAGGGATGCTGGATCTGTTCTATCGTTCAGAAGGCAGCCTTAATATTGATGCTCACGAAGTTTGCGAGAACGATGAGTTTGAATTTGAGTATGGGCTCAACGCGGATTTAAAACATAAACCGGCTTTGACAAACAGAGGGAAAACAATTGCCTACTACGCTGTTGCTCATTTAAAAGGCGGTGGTTATTCTTTCCTTGTCATGAGTCTTGAAGATATTGAGAAGGTTCGTAAAAGAGCAAAGGCGCAGCAGTTCAGTCCTTGGATGACCGACTATGATGAGATGGCAAAAAAGAGCGTCATCAAAAGGCTTTGCAAGTATCTGCCGCTTTCTATTGAGCTTCAGAGGGGTTTGTCCAATGATGAAACAACCAAGAAGGAAATTGATGTTGATATGAGTACGGTGGAAGATCAGACAGATTGGATTGATATTGATGCCACTGAACCCGAACAGGTATACGAAGACGTCGAGGAAGTTGTCTCCACCGGTGAGAAGTCGGAGGAAGAGAAGAAGGAAACTGAAAAAATGAAGCGAATCAGCAATGCAGTTTTCAATAGAGAAGGTGATAAATAATTGAACCCTTTCGCGAACAGTTTGACGACTGTTTTCCCTGTCCGAAACAAGGGCAGGGAAGTTTTTACTAAGGAGATGGTTTTATGACGTACATAGACCTTGTTAATCGTTATTGGCGTATGGATTTAGAATTTAACTTTTCGCATCTGGAATGTCATTTGTATTTTTACTTGTTAAATATTGCGAACCAATCCGGGTGGAGTAAAGCGGTATCTGTCACAAACAAACGGTTATGTGCAGGGGTTTGTACTGAGAACAAATACCTCATTAAAGCAAGACAAAAATTAAACGATGCCGGTTTAATTGTGTATATAAAAGGCACGACACGGAAAGCTGGAATTTATTATATGAACCCTGATTCGTTTCCTTTGAATGATGCAAAAGCAACTAATCAGGCAACTAATAAATGCCAAAAGAAAGATGATTACTTGCCCCAGCATATTGGAAAAGAAACTAAAGTGGCAACTAATCAGGCAACTAATCAGGCAACTAATGTGGCAACTAATCAACGCGGCAACGCTTCATCAACAGATGAACACAGAGCCCGTAAGATAAGAGTAGATAAGATAAGAAAAGATAATCGATCTATCGATCGGGAAAATGTCTATAAATATTTTCGTGAGAATTTTGAAGATCCTAAACAAATTATTTCTCGACTAAAAAATAAAAATGCTCTTGGAGATAACTTTGAAGATTTTATTTTCTTTCTGATTTTTGAAAAAAAAGCTGGTGATTTTATTAAATTAGCCAAAAAGCCCGTTGGATACATCATGAAGCTTTCTCGTGCTGAATGGCCTTATTACCAGCAATGGAAAGGGGAAAGGGATAAAAAGGAGGTAGGAGATGCAGCAATGTCAATCAGCTATGAATGAGGTTGAAAGGCTCATTCTTGGAACGATTGCGATGGATAAAGATATGCGACACAAGGTTTATTCCGTTGATCCGGATGATCTTGTTACCCAAGATGCGCGAAATGTATTGAAAACCATCAACGAAAACATCAACGCTGATCCGGTTGAACTGTTTTTGTTGCTCTACGATAAGTACGGCATTCACCCCGAGCTGATGGATCACACTGTTCCACAAAGTAGTTTTGATTTCGTTTTGCAAGATTTAAAGTTGCATTCAAGGCAAAGAATTCTCAAAAGCCGATTGGAATCTCTGTTGAAAGAGACCCAACAGTTTTTTGACCCGAACTCTGCCGCTGAAGAATTAACGGCTATGCTGAACATCGTTGAACACAGTACACAAGGCCAATACAAGAAAACGGTTGATGCCTGTGAACAGCTGATAGATAACCTTGAAAATATCTGGCAAAACCGTGAGAACACGTTGAAGCTGCCGTATCTTGATGGGCTGACGGCGGATTTGTTCGGTGGTGAATTTATCACGATTGCAGGTAGACCCGCGATGGGAAAAACGGCTGTGATGCTCAATATGGCACGTATGTTCGCGGTCAGAAAGATTCCTGTCGGGTTTATCAGTCTTGAAATGAAATCGGATGCCTTGATGCTTCGACTGGTTCAGAAAGACTGGGAAAAGAGCTTGAAATACAACATGCAGTATCTGACACTGCAGGAGAGGAACAAGCTCAAGAACGATATTGCCAATTTGAGCAATTTGCCAATATTCCTCAACGACAAAATAGATTCAAATCTTGGCCCTCTCTTCGCATCCATCACGATGATGGCAAAGGCTGAAGGGTGCAAGGTGATCTTCATCGATTACCTTCAGTTGATGCCGACGAATAAACACGATTCAAGGAACAACGAGGTGGCAGAGATTTCAAGACGTTTGAAGTTATTGGCGCAACAACTCGGCATTGTGATTATTGCGGGTTCACAGCTTTCAAGGGAAGTGGAGAAGCGACCGGATAAAACACCGAAGTTATCTGATCTCCGTGACTCAGGAGCGATTGAACAGGATTGCGATATGGTTATTTTTTGTTATCGCCCTGGCTATTACTACCCGAACGCAGATGAATCGAACTTGGAACTGATTGTGGCGAAACAACGAGATGGCGTAACAGGAACACAGAGGGTTAAATTCGACCTCGGAAGGCAGTTGGTGACGGATGAAAAGTTTAACACTTGAGGATAAGTTGTTTTTTGCGGGATGGTCGCGTGGGCTTCTGAAGATGTATCGGAAGCTTCCGCCGGAACGTGGCAAGCAGATCAAAACGATGGTGAAGTGGTTGGATGATGCGCAAGATACGAAACAGGCAAAAAGCGCAGCGAAAGGCATTTACAACATGGCTCGGAATTGGATGGAGGAGGAATGATGGGAATCAGCTATAACAAATCAATCCTCGTGGGAAGACTCACGGCAGATCCACAACTGACATACAGCACAAACGGCACAACCATCACAAAAGTAACCCTCGCCGTAGACAGGCAGTTCAAACGGGATGATCAGGCACAACCGGAAACAGACTTCATTCGGGTGGTGGCCTTCGGGAAGACGGCTGAGTTCGCCACGAAGTATTTCCACAAGGGAAGCTTGATCATGATTGAAGGCCGTATTCAGGTATCGAAGTATGTGGACCAGAACGGCAACAACCGGTATTCCACGGACGTGATTGCCGAGAACGTGAGATTCATGGAGACGAAGGGGAACTATTCGGGAAAACCGAATGATTCAAAGCCTTATGAGACCAACAGACCTCAGGAGCTTCCGGATAATTTACCGGCGGAAGATGGGGATGAAGTACCGTTTTGAGGAGGGAATATGAAGATCAGCGATGAACTGCGAAGAATCAAAGAAGACGTCAAGGAAGACCACGAAGAGCCAAAACTGAATGTGGCGTTGACCATTGGAGCGGATGATGATGATTAAACTCTTCAAAGAACCAAACATTACAGAAGCCGATCTCGCCAAGATAGCGAGAATCAGCACAGGGAAGACCAAGAGAACGGACGAGGAACTTTTGAAATACCTTGTCGATGTTGGCCACGATTCAGTTTTTGAACATGCCGCTATGACGTTTCTTGTAGAAGTCCCGATTTACACAGTGCGCCAGTGGTAACGTCACAGGATGGCAAGTTATCTGGAAAAGTCGGGGAGATATTCAGAAATGTCGGATTTCGAGACAACGATTCCTGCGGAATGGGAATACGCAGTAGATGAATTGTTAGGTGCTGTATTTGATTTTTACACGGATATGATACACACAGGCACAAAAAAGGAAGACGCGAGACAAGTTCTCCCGCTTTGCACAAAAACGAGGTTTTACTGGACAGTGAATCTCAGAAGTTTAATGAATTTCCTGAGCCAGCGCGAAGATGAACATGCACAGGCGGACATTCATGAAAACGCGAAGCAGGTGTTTGGAATCTTTCAGGAACATTATCCAACGATAGCTGAAGCTTGGCGGAAAAAGGATCTGGAAGTGAAGGCGTTTTTGAGGGAGCGGAGAAGATGGGGGGGGATGAAATGAGAGAGTTCGAAACTTACGGAGAGGAAAAGGCTTACGAACTGGAAGCGCTCCTTGCAAAAGTCACGCAAAGGGAACTGGATAAATCTGGCCTGACGTTGAAAGAGTTCGCGAAAGTTAAAGGGATAAGCCGCAGTGAACTTAAACATGCTATTTTGTGCAACTTAGAGGATTTCAACTGTGGTAATGACCTAAAATATATCGCTAAAACATTCCACAAACTCGGCTATGATCTGAAATTTGTTCTGGTTGACAAGTCGCCGGTGGAGGAACCGCCATTCTGATCGTTTTGTTGATCCCAACAACATGTAAGTAATTCTTACAGGTTCGAACTGTCGAGGATTACTCGAAAGTTGGATTACAGTGGTTATTCCCAAATGGAAAGGATCATTTTCACCACGCCGCGAAAATGATCGAAGATGCGATTATAAGCGGTATGTGTCCTTTTTGGCGATGCTGACAAGATGGCAAAATTACGAAAGGAGCGAAGATGAAATATATCAAATGTATGGGAGTTTTAGATTTTAGTACACCGTTTTTTTGTGATTTGAATCTGATAGCAGGGTTCATGGTGAAAGAATACTCTCATGAAAAGACAGTAAAACGAAAGAAAATCATTAAGAACTTTTTCAGCGTTGTAGCTCTTCTGAAGCAGGTCCCTGAATCAATGGAACCAATAGTGTTGAGCGGTGATGCGTTTCTGGTAGTGGCTGATTATTCATCTGAACAGGATGCTGATGCAGCAATGGCAAAGATCATATATCTTCTTAATCACCCTGAAACTGATGATGGTAAGCATAGTTATTATGGGGATTTTACAGAAGGGGTGCTTGAATGACAATGATCACATATGACTACGATGGAGTTCTTACAAAGGAAGAGATCTTTCTGAAATTTCTAGATATTCATGAAAAGACAACAGTAATGGTTGTGTCTTCTCGTGATGACACTATCGAAAACAAGCGAGAAATACTTAAGAGAGTGGGAAGAGGAATCAAAATCAATTTATGCGGTGGATTTCTTGAAAAGTGTACACAGTTAGCAAATGTAGCCGGTGTTTTCGGAAAGGTGATTCATTTTGACGATGATCCGGCAGTTGTGGAATTCTTCAAAAGCACAGATGTAGATGTGAAAGTGAGGTTGATCGAATGAAAGGTGAACCAAAAATACACAAACCAGATACGGGTGTTCTTGCTATTGATGGCAGGATGATCAGAGATAGAGATATTGTTAAAAAAGCAGGTACAAAACAGTCTGAAAAAGTCGTGATGTTTTTAGATGAGAAATGGTGGGCAGTTGATCCCAGAGAGAAACGAGAAAGATTAGATACACGAAATAAGAAATGGGAAATACTCGCATCAATAGATTTTGCTGATTGGACAGATGAAGCATTTGAGAGGTTCATCTGGTGGCATACAACAGATGAGGGTTCAGAAGAACTGGAAGGGATAGCGGAGGCTATAGATGCTGAAAGATATATATTTGAAAGTGAGGTTAATTGAATGGAAACGAAAATTGAAATAGGACTTGGTGATAAGGTTTTGTTTACTGCCCCAGATGGTACAGAAACAACAGGTGTGATATTAAGCAAGAAAATAGTGGAGTGTTTATATTTCCCGGATGAAGTATCTTATCACATTTGCAATGGTAGTACCAGTTATGAAGATATAGAAGCATCGAATATTCTGAAATGTTTGGAAAAAGGCGTGGCAACTGGGAAAAAACAGGGATGGAATACTATTCATGTCACAACTTCATTAGATGAGGGTGACACGGTTGATTTCTATTCAGTCAGAAGAAAAGAGGTTATCAGTTCCGGAACTGTTCTCAAAATCGAAAAAGATGAACATGAAGCGGAGTCCCGTATCACTTTGAAGGATAAGCAAGGCAATGAATACCAAGTGCCTTATTCAGATTTGATTGCAGATATTGTGAACAAGAGCAGGGAGGATGAAAGTGTCTGGAAAGAGGCTGTTAAGGTAGCAGCAAGATTAAAGCTCGGAGAGGTTGTACCAGTCCTTCAGGCTGTTATGAGAGATGATCATGAGGAATATTCAGTTTTGAACAAGACTGCTGAGAGTCTTTTGAGGATTTCTCCGGAAGCAGTACTGGAGGTACTGGATACTCCTCAGGAGAAAACGGCATGAAGAAATGGAAGGTTCTCCTTCAGAGAAAAACAACTGACGAGAAGGTTGAGAGAATTATTGATTGTCCTGCAGGTGATGTAATCTCCGAAATTAAGAATCGTTTGAAGAGAAATAAGCAGGAGGAGAACTGGTACATTGTGAGTTTTGAGGAGTGTGTTAACGATGATTAATTTTTTACTTGGGATGGCGTTTATGTTTGTCGTTCTATTGATTATCAGTGTTTTATCAATCAACGAGCGGAAAGGGAGGGATGATTGATGCCAAATTGGTGTAAAGGAACTTTAAGGATAAGAGGAAAAGGCGAGGACATTATAGCTTTTCTATCAAATGAGATTGTGAAAGTAGAGAATTCTGTGCTGAAAACTGAAAAAGGCCATGAATTAGTTCAGAAAATGACAAGCTGCAAAGATATTGAGGGAATTTATACAAAATATGATACATCTCAGAATTTTGAATTTGATGGTTGCGAAAGAGGTTACATGACGAATTTATGGGTAAAAGATTCGAGACGATTATTCATTTCCGGAGGTGCCGCTTATATTGATAATGATGTTATAAATGAAATTATTTCTATCGCAATTGATGTTGAGCAAGCATGGAACATGTCAGCAGAATTTTATGCACAAAAAGCAAAAAAATATAATCTTGAAATGAGTATCATGGCATTTGAACGAGGTATGGAATTTGTTCAAGATATATCTGTTAAAAATGGAGAGGTACTCAAAGATAATGTAATTACTTATGATGATTGGGCGTTTGAGTGTCCGTGTCCACTTTTGGGAGGATAAAAATGAACAGTAAAGGCGAAATCGATCTCCAGAGAGGAGATTTCAGAACAGTAAAAAGCAACGGATCCGCAAATAACCAATGGAGGTTTGAGAATGGGAAAAATGGATGAAAAGGTTTTATGCGTACCGACAGGTGTTCACTTCAACAACTTTGATGAATTTGTAGACGAGAAACATCTATTTCTGGTCCGAAGATACGCAGAAAATAACCTGGCATACAGGCACATTATCCCCTACTGTGTGATATTCGACCCCGAAACAAAAGAGATACTTGCTTATCAGAGAAAAGCCGGAAACGAGAAAAGACTTGAAGGACAATGGTCCATCGGAATTGGTGGCCATGTTCACCCAGAAGATGGCGAGGGTTTTAGAGCTGTCATCAATGCAAGAGATAGGGAGTGTATGGAAGAGCTTGGAATAACCCCTAAAGAGACACTTGGGGAAATATATATTCAGTTGAATGGAACTGAAGTAGACCGGGTGCATCTTGGGTTTTGCCAGATTGTCATAGGCTGGAGCGGAGATTTTGAAGCTTCTGAAGAAATACCCAAATGGGAGATGTTGACGATCCCGGAATTGAAAGAAAAGGATCTTGAGACTTGGGCGATTTATGTTTTAAATCTGCTTGAATCAGACTGGGGGGATCTCATTGATAACACTAGAAAAAACCCCGCTTCAAACACGGGGCGATATTGATACGAATATAGATAAAAACGATGTTATTAGGATACTACAAAAATACAAAACAGCAAAACAAAAGTATTTAAAAAAAAGAATTCATCTTTTTTGGAATCCCGATAAAAAAACAATAGAATGGGATGAGGCTGCCAAATCTGATGAACAAAGAAGTTCCGATACAGAAAAAGAGATGAAAAAGGAACTCTCAAAAATGAGGAATCATATCGATTTCGATTCAAAACAAATTGAGGAAATACAAGAACAGTATAACGCAGCATTGATTTGCATGTTAGTTGAAGAGTGGATTGAATCACTTACCGGAAGAGAGGCACAAGTTTTATTCATGGCGTATATCAATCATGATTATGAGCCGTGGAAAGGCAGATACAGAGGACTTAGCGATAGAAGAATAGGTGATTTTCTCAACGTTTCTGAGATTACTATTCGTAGAGAAAAAGAGTCTGCAATCAAAAAATGTATCGAATCGAGTGATTATTTTTGATTCTATAGTTCATGTCGCAAAATATGCTAAAATATAGTATAGTGATAATTCTATGAAGTCGGAGAAATCCGACTTTTTTATAAAAATCCAAAGAGGCCTTAAGGGTCTCTTTTTTTATGTAAATTTTCTAAGAGGTGATAAAAAATGAGGTGATAACTTGGCAAAAGGGAAATATCACGAATGGCTTGAACCTGATGGTCTTTTGAGGCTTGAGGGGTGGGCGAGAGATGGACTCACAGATGAACAATTGGCTGAAAATATCGGGATTGTTACTAGTACTTTGTACGATTGGAAGAAAAAATATCCGGAGATTTCGGAGGCCTTAAAAAAAGGGAAAGAAGTTATTGATATTCAAGTTGAAAACGCATTGTTCAAGAGGGCAATCGGATTTGATTACGAAGAAAAAACATACGAAACCAATTACAAAGGTGAAAAGAAGCTAAAAAAAGTTGTGACAAAAATGGTTGTCCCTGATACTACAGCACAAATATTCTGGCTTAAAAACAGAAAACCGGATGCATGGAGAGACAAGATAGATCATGGAATATCCGGTGACATTGAGATAGTTGTTGACTTGGTAGATGATGATGAGGACAACGAATAAAGTCAAGATAAAGATTCACAAGCGAATCTTCAACGATGTTTATCTTCCATATCTTGATAGCAGAAACAGATATCAAATTTATTATGGCGGAGCCGGTTCCGGAAAGAGCTGGTTTATTGCTCAGCGAATGATTATGAGGATGTTGAACGAAAAAGGCCACAAAATCCTTGTCGTTCGTAAAGTCGGAAGGACCAACAGACATTCAACCTTCGAATTGCTTAAAGCGGTGATTTATCAGTTCAAAGCACAAGAGCTTTTCAAGATCAGAGAAAACGATATGCATATCAAGTGTGCAAATGGGAATCAGATCATCTTTTTCGGTCTTGATAATGTCAACAAATTAAAATCCATCTTCGGCGTCACAGATATCTGGATTGAGGAAGCTGACGAGGTTTCACAAAGCGACTTCGAACAGCTGAATCTGAGATTAAGAGGAAAATCCCTACTACCAAAACAAATAATTTTATCATTCAACCCTGTATCCGCTCAAAATTGGATAAAGGGTTATTTTTTTGACTCTATTGTAAGAGGATCTTCGGTTCTTAAAACAACTTACAAAGATAATCGGTTCATAGAAAATGACTACAGACAAGTCCTGGAAGATCTGAAAGAGAAGGACTTAACTTTTTATAAGATTTATGCCCTCGGAGATTGGGGAGAAATTGGAAATCTTATCTTTACACACTTTATTGTTACTGAAGATTTCCCGAAGGTATTTGATGACATCATCTATGGTGGTGACTTCGGGTATAACGCTCCTACAGCTGTGTTGAAAATTGGCGTAAAGGATCTGAATTTCTTTGTATCAGATGAAATATACGAACGAAAAATGACAAACACCATGTTAATCAGAAACCTCAGAAGCTTCGTAAACAACAGAAACTCTGAAATGTTTTTTGATTCTGCAGAACCGGATAGGATAGAGGAAATCGCCCTTGATGGTTTTAACGCATACGCTGCGGAGAAAAGCATTATCAATGGAATCAACTGTGTAAAAAGTAAAAATATATATGTTCATCCAAGATGCATTGAATTTATAAACGAAATGAATTCTTACAAATGGAAAGAGGATAGAAACGGAAATCCTCTCGACGAACCGGTTAAATTTTTAAATCATGCGATGGATGCTCTCAGGTATGCGATCTACACTTATTTGAAGAATATCGGGGCGTATGCAACGCAAGAAAGAGATAAACGTGATCAGTATTAAGGAGGCAACAAAATGAAAAGAATATTGATAATAACAGCCTTACTGCTTACTATCGCACTGGCATTCTCATTTGAGAAGGCTCTTGTGATACGTGCGGTGGATGGCGATACGCTCAAGGTGCTACTCGACAATCAGGAAGAAACAATCAGACTTATCGGAGTAGATACCCCTGAGAGCGTCCATCCGTTTAAACCCGTCGAGCCGGGAGCGATAGCAGCGAGTGACTTCACGAAACAGCTTACTGCCAGAACGGTATATCTTACCTACGATAAGGACAGATACGACTATTATCATCGGCTATTAGCTTATGTTTGGATCTCAGAAAAAGATGGCCACTTTTTGTGTTGGAATCTGTACCTTATCCTTACCGGACACGGGAAGTTGTACGACAAGTACCCGTTCGGGATGGAAGAATGGTTCAAGGAGGTGTTGACGGATGCCGGAATTGGCGGAACTGACGATTGACAGACAGGCGATAGCAGACGAAAACGTATACGCCTCGGCGACGAACCTGTATACGAAGATCGGAGACGAGTTCTTTTATCCGGGTGACATCAACCCGTATGACTACTACCTCATGAAGGAAAGAGACGGCTCGGTCGGAATCGCTCTTGATGTGTTCATCGGAGCAGCTATCAATATGATAGGCGAGTATCAGCATGAGGATCCGGTTATCAAGAACCTTGTTCAGAGAAAATTCAATCTGAAAAACAAAGGGCTGAGAAATGCCATCAAGGCGGTACTGTCGGATAGCCTGACTTATGGGTACGGTGTATCGGAAGAGGTCTGGAAGGTAGAGGATAGAGAGGTCGGCGTGAAGCTCGTTCACATCGAACCTCAGGAGCGGTATGTAAGGTTTTTAGCGAAGGACGACGAAGAGCTGACACATATCAAGTTCATATCGACGAGAGGGCAGAAGATAGAAATCCCTATCGAAAAATGTTTCGTACTCGTCAATGGAACGGGGATATATGGCAAATCAAAATTCAGGCGTATCTATCGGGAGTGGAAATTCAAGAAAGAAGCCTATAAATGGTTCGCCCGTGGTTCGGAGAGGACGAGCAGCCCTCTGTTAGTCGGAAAGGTGAGTAATATTTCTGGCTTCATGGATACGTTCGAGGGTGGTTGGAATGTCGGAGTAGCAGGAATCAGGAAGGATGAAGATATTAAGATGCTGTCACCGGGTAGTGACATGAGTGATTCTTTCATTAAGATCATGAATTTTCTGAACAAGACGATCTATCTAACATTGGCAATCCCGCAACTGATTTTGGAAGCCTCAACAACAGGGGCATACGCCTTATCAGAAACACACATGGATATGTTCAAGGACAATGCCCGGGATTTGGCAACAGGATTGGCGGAGGACATCATACAGCAGATCGTGAGTCGCATCCTTTTGTATCAATTTGGAATTGTGGACGATAACGGGTCATTTGATGTCAGACCGACACCAACGCCTGAGGATCTTCAAAAGTTCTCAAATATCTTCAAGACGCTAATCGATGCTGCCATCTTAGACCCGCAGGAAGAATTCATCCGAGATACTATGCGATTGCCAAAAAAAGAGGAGGATTTCCTGAACGAACCGACGCCAAAACGAGCAAAAGAAGGCGAGGATGATGTTAAGTAATGCGGGATTTGCAAGAGTCCATCATCGAGTAGAAAACAGAATACTCTATCGCCTGAAAGCACCGGTTAAGAAAATGCGGGAACAGTTCCTTGAAACGAGAAAAGTACCTTACATGGTGAACGAGTTCCACGGGGCGATATACGCAGGACTTCTAACTGGGTTTGTATTCGGCAAGGGACATATCGTGATCGATACTTACAAACGAACGAGAAAATTCATCGATGTTCGGGATGTAGCTGACTTATCGATGATATTGAAACGGGATCGGGACATCTGGTATGCCATAGCCGGTAAAGTTACCTTCCGAAAAATCATGAGTGAAGAGGATGCTATGAGGCGGTACTTTTCCCCTTCGAAGGAAGCTCTTGACTTTCTGGAAGATTATTCGTTCGATCTGGCGAAGCATTACGGAGCGGTCATCAACGACAAGGCACAACTTATCGTCCGGAAAGCGATGCAGGAAGGGTTATCAAACAGTCAGACGGCAGCAAATCTTCAGGTGAATTTCCGGAAGATGACGAGTAACAGAGCACGAATGATAGCAAGGACAGAGGGAACACGAGCTTTCAGCATGGGAACTCTGAGCGAATCATATCGTTCGCCTATCATTGACGGGTTTACGTTCAACGCTGTTATGGACGGATTGACATCAAAAATCTGCAAAGAGAGGGACGGGAAGTTCATCCCGAAAGAAGAAATCTATACACTGGCGAGCAACACGCCCCCCTTGCATCCAAATTGCCGGTCCAGACACGAGGCGCATTTCACTGACGAACGGAGACCAAAACTCTTACCGCAGGATGCAGAACCCGCCATCATGAGAGAGAGCGACATACAGGCAACGCTCCGATTTTTGAGGTGATATTATGCGAGTTCTATACAAGACGCTCCTGTACAAGAAAGGATTGTACAATCTCAGGATCTCACCTCTGAGGGAAAAGTGGAAATACAGGACGGATGCGATGACTTACACGCATTGTCAAACGGCTATCGTTCAGAAATATGGCATCGGGAGTGTGCTTCAAATTTTTCCGAGATCGGAACTCCTGGATGCAGGGGAAAATAAACTTATTCGTACAAATTGTACGAGTTTTCTCAGGAGTACTTTGCCAAAATCCATTCTGCAGGAAACGGATCAGATGGTACCGCATAAAATTATTCGTACAAGCAGTGCGAGTACAAGGAGGTGAATCATGAGAGCAGATAAAGTTGAATACATGGATACGGCAACGGTTGAGTTCAAAACAAGGCAGATTTCAGCGACGACAGGAGAGGAAACGGATGTCACACCGACAACCTTCTCGGCTTATCTGGAAACAGGAGAAACATTACCGGTTCAGATCGTTCAGTTGGATAACATCGATGTGATAGACGACTCAACGTACTGGGTGAGATTCCTTGCATCACCTGACACGCACGAGAGTATTACAACGGACACCGCTTATTATGTCGCCTTTTACTGGGAGTCTGAGGACGGACTTGAACACTGTGAACGCCATCCGATAGCGGTGGTCGCAAATGTATAGACTGGATGGAAAACCGAATGAGGGAACGTGGGATATACCGAAAGAAAAGGTGTTCATCAAAGGAAAAACGGAGGTCCATCTTCAGCATGACGTGTGGATCTCATTGAAAGTCTATGCGGATGAAGAAATGACAACAGAGTTAGACTTGTCCCTGTACTCGGTGGATGATTACGATGCGGAGTATAAGGGGTATAACTTGTTCGTCCCTTCAGCAGAGTTGAAAGCCTTATACGATTATGTCTTTGTGTCTTACAAGACACGAGGGGATTACAACGAAACGAAAGACATCAACAACTTGGCGGATAAGATAGCAGAATACGAGTGTGGAGAGGACATCATCGCCTTTCGGGCGGTCATGTTGTCAGAAGGGAAGATTCACTATCCTGATATTCATACAGCGGATATTCGGAAAATCATCGGGGTCTCATTGGACTCAGGGGAACAGCACGAACGCATCAGGGTATCTTTGAACGGAGAAATAACAGACGTGGCGTGGGACTGGGATCTGACGAAGGACATCTTTGTCGGAGAAAACGGACGGCTGACACAGGAATGCCCGGAAGGGAATATCAAGATAATAGCCGTACCGGTAGGAGTAAAAACGTTGAGAATAGTAGAAATAAGTGAAATTATAAGGGAGTGAAAAAATGGCAGATAAATATTTGAAGAACGATAATGGTAGAAAACGGGAAGTGGAGGCAAAGACGACATCATCCGGGGCGGGGGATGCAGGGAAAATTGTAGCGTTAAACGTTCGCGGAAAACTCGACAAATCTATGTTTGACGAAGTGCAGCAGAAGGTGCTTGTGGCAGGAGAGGCTTTATCATCGGGGAATTTAGTGTACGTCTATGATGATGCGGGAACAGTGAAGGTAAAAAAGGCGGTGGCGGACTCAGTAGGACACGAAGCGGATGGCTTTGTACTTTCCTCGGCTGCATTGGATGAAAATGTATTAGTTTTTTTTGAAGGAACGTTAGCATCCACAGGTTTAACCGCAGGGGAACGATATTACCTTTCAGCAGCGACAGCGGGAGGGGTTGTTACCAGTGGTGCGTTACCCACGGGTTCCGGTGAAGTTATTCAGTTCATCGGGAAAGCGATCAGCACGACCGAAATCAATTTCGAACCTGACGAAGGAATCATTTTAGCATAAGAGGTGTTGAAATTGAAAGTATTGAAACGCAACGGAGCCCGAATAACAGAAACGGAAGATATAGTATCAAAAAGCGAAGAGGAAGAGATAACGGGCTTAAAGAATTTCACGGGTGGTTTGCTTTCAGACGGCGAAACGGTGGCTGTGTTATCCGATCTCGCAGGTGGTGTGGAAAATATCGACTGTGGAACGCCTGAATCTGTGTATCTTGAATCACAGGTGATAGATTGCGGGGGGATATAAATGTCAAAGCAGTTGCAGCTTAGAAGAGGGACGGCATCCGCTTGGGTGTTGGCGAATGTCATCTTAGCCGAAGGTGAATTGGGTGTGGAAACAGACACCGGGAACTGGAAAACAGGCGACGGAGTAACAGCCTGGAATGACTTAGATTATTCAAATGCAAATTTGCACAACAGTTTTTCAGACCTTCAGGGCGGGTCATCGACAGAGCGGTATCATCTTTCAGCGGAAGAGGCAACCAAAGTAGCAACTATACCGGATGCAGCGGATATATTCGATAAATTGAGCGACACAACAGACGATATATCCGAAGGGACAAATAAATTCACGACACAGGCGGACATAACGAGACTTTCAGACACATCGGGCACGAACACAGGAGACCAAGACTTATCTAATTACCCAACGCTCGTCAACGATGCCAAAGGTAATTTTTTGGTTAAAGGGGGTAAAAACTATCCTATTTCAAACGTAGAGTTAGATGACCTTACAAGTGATTACAAAGCCGTAGGCAACACAAAGCCTTATCTCAGTTTCGATAATCCTTCTGAAGACCAGATGGTTGATTTGAATGTTGTGCCTGTTACTTGGGTGAATGAGCTTGGTTTGAGAGGGAAATTTGAAACCACACTTCCAGCAGGAACTACAAACGGAAGCTTGTTTGAGGAAGCTTTTTCAGCTTCTGATGGAGATAAGCTTTGTTTTGTTATCAATCAAAAAAACTCAATGGGGTCGAACCTCAGAAACTCTTTGCGTTTGACATCTTCGAATACGTTAGACGTATTTGAATCGCTTTCTGAAAACTATAATTTAAACGCAGGTGTGAGATTTGTAATATTCACTAACTCAGGTAATGGAGTAGCTTATTTCAAATTATGGGTTCAAACAAATGATGTGCCTGTGACATATGCAAATTCAATGGTTATTAATCTCACAAAAATGGGCGAGATGCCTTCTGAACTTCAAACATATTTCGGAAAAACAAACTTCGCAGACTTAACAGCATCAGAAGTAGAAGAAATAGCCCCCGACTACGTTGATTCAGTTCAAACGGTTGGGTATAAGTTCGGTGAGAGTTCAATAGAGGTTGTTGTGAATAAAGGTAGGAATTTGTTTAATGGTAATGTAGATGGGGAATATTATTTTTTAGGAGATTCTTTAGTGGATACCTCACTTAATGGCGATTATGTTTTTGAGGATACTTCTTTAATAATAAAACCTGTTTTAGCACCTTATGCAGTATCTTTTGTTGAAAAAGTATTTTCAGGTATTTCTTATACTTTAAAGTTTAATTATACTGGGGAATTTTACGTTTATGTTACACAGTTTAGTGACGACACCTATATTACACAATCAAGTTATGCTAATATAAACGAAATACATTTCGCTACAAACAGTAATACAAATAAAATAGTAATTTCGTTTAAAAATCATACATCTAATATAGAGGAAACAATTTTCTTAAACATCCAACTCGAAGAAGGCATAACAGCCACCGAATACCAACCGCCGAAAAGTTACGAAGAAACCCTTCCTGAAATGTGGAGTATGTTCGGAGTCTCAGACACACAAGATTCAAAGAAATTCAAGAGGGTTAAGCTCGTGGATGCGGTTCAGGCTGATGGTTCGATTGATTGGTCTTGGGCAACAAGTAGTGGTGATGATTGCTTACTTATAAATATACAAGAAGATTCGGACCACTATGGAGAAAACATTATCACAACTACCGCTGATAGCTCTGACACAGGATGGGCGGAGAATGATGACGTATCCGTTGTATTCGATAACACAGGTGGAGAAGGGAATAACACCGTCGAAACCTATTCCGCCAGACCTGCTCTTTCGTTTGATGGGGTGAATGATTATGTTGATTGCGGTAACGGCTTAAATTCGATAGGAGAAAGCTCTTTTTCAGTAGAGTTTAAACTTAAACCTCTTTCGAAATCAGTAACACAACGATTAGTTGTATCTGATGAAAATGGTTCAAGCGGAGATTGGGGAATTTCTTTACTTATAAATTCCGGGGTGGTTTCTTTCTTTTATAGAGATGCCGCAGTTACAAGTTTAGATTCTTCTGTTGATTTGGTTGACGGTAAAGCGCATGATGTAACTTGTATCAGGGATGTAAGTACAGGTAAAAGACAGATTTATGTTGACGGAATTTTAAGTGGCGAATTATCCTCTGGCGATACTTATACCGCTTCTGGTAGTGATGGAGTTTTCATAGGTAATGAAAGTTCCAGTTCGGCACAACAGCTTCCTTACGAAGGTTTATTTTATGATGTAAGGATATGGAGTGTGGCTCTTTCTGAACCTTCTGTGGATATATTTGGTAACGAAGCAGGTTTAGAGGCGTGGTACACCATCGATGAAGGCGCAGGAAACATCCTCACAGACCATTCCGGAAACGAAAACCACGGAACTATCAACGGCGCAGTCTGGACAACAGGGCTCGTGTCCAACCCTGCTGACGAGATTGAACTGTATCAAAACACATCTCCGAAACTTTTGATAGAGCACGGTAAGAATAACATTTTCGGCGACAACATCTTCATGAATTTCGAGACGACTTATAATCAGAAAGAGCTCGAATCCATTATCAGGGAAGAGAAAAATAAGACACCTACGCTTGAAGAGGATGAGAATGGTGTTTTTGCTATCACGAGAAACGGGGATAAGATACCGCTTGGAAACACGAATCTTCCCGATAATCCTGTTCAGAGATGGAAAGGGTATTCGATATTGAATCTTGTGTCTGAACTATCTTTGCAGAAGGTTCAAGGGAAAGGGTATTTTAATTCGTTTGTGAATCTTTTGGGAAACGGCGAATCAGAATATGATTCAGGAGAGGTCACTGCTGTTTCAAACTATTCTGATGTAACCTCGGCAGATGTTGCATCTGGAGACATTATCTATTATCGTGCTGAGTGTAAAACGAATAACATTACAGGGTTTCAGTATTATGCCTTGTATGACCAAAGCAACACTCTTGAGGGGTCTCAGTATAAAATATTGTCTATGGACGAGATAATAGCAGCAGACACCTATCAAGGTGTCTCAGGTGTATTTAAAGCTGATATCTCTGAAAGTATGGAATTAAGGTTATATATATCATATTCGGCGTCTACAACCTTCGCCTGGAAAAACAAAAACAGAATGATTATCAACCTCACCGAAAAAGGCGAACTCCCGCCGAGTATGCAAGCGGAATACGGTGTGACTCGCTGGGACTTACTTTCGAAGAGTCAGCTGGACAAATTAATCAGTTACGAAAACACTGTTACTGGTTGGGATGATGACTTTGCGGATGTTTCACTTAGGAATCCGGGGAAGAATTTGTGGGATACAACAAACGGATTAGAACAAGGACAATTTTCAGCATCAACAGGTTTGAAACAGACAAGTTCGTCTAACATCCGTTGTAAAGAAATGCTTCAAGTTAAACCTAACACAGAGTATTCGTTATCCTCTGATAATAATATAAATTCAGAATTTTATTGGTATGAGTACGGAGAAGGGATGTACGATGAGTATATCAAATATTCTTCATTTAGGAAGACGATAACAACCACATCTAACACTCACTACATTAACTTTTTTAGTAATGAAGCTAACGGTGTAACTTTTGAGTCTAACATCCAACTCGAAGAAGGTAGAGTCGCAACACCTTACGAACCGCCACTTCCGGACACAACACCTCTTACACTCGGTTTCGGATACGCAGGTGTTTATGATGAAATAGATTTCAAGCTTGGAACCATTAAGAGGTTCTGGAATATGAATTTCGGAACTTCAATGGCAGGTGTTTCAGACGGAGGCGTTTACAGCGATTATAAGCTCAATTCAATCGCTGTTGTGATTAATAAGGTGTCAGGTGAAGTTAAAACGATCCAGAGCGCAACCACAACACTCACAAGCGGATTCTCCGATCCTGTGTATGTGTTTTATCAGAGAAATGTGCCGGTAATCGAAAAGATTCCGGATTACAAGAAAATCAGGATGATAAACGGAATAAATAATTTTATTGCTGAGAATATGTTCCTCGATCTCAAAGGGACAATTAATCAACGCGATATAGAGCTTATGATGACGGAGGTGAAATGATGGTATTGACCCAACCGAATGAAATTACACTCACAGCGGAACAGGTATTAAAAGAGGATGGAACAGTCAAAAAAGCGATCGTGATAGACGCTTTCGTGAATCCTGATAATCTTCTTGAAAAGATCATAACCGTAGAGTTCTATTACGGCATGACAGCAGAAACAGATGAACAGGATAACACGGTGTACAGAGGGTATAGCAACAGGGAAAAATTGACCGTAGAAACTCCGATGACAGCGGAGGCGGTTCAAACTGAGATACAATCCCTTTGGAATGAGAAATATTCTCTTTTGAATACAGGACTTGATGAAATAGAATCTTTGAAGGACTTCGTATTATGATGTTTTGGTTAGGATTGATAATAGGTGCTGAAGGGGGGGGATGATTGTTATCCTCCTTTGTTATATCCGGCACTTGGTTAGGAAGATAAATGAATGGATAGACGAAGGGATGTGACAATGATGTTTTGGTTAGGTGTTTTGATGGGAGTTGTTTCAGCAGTCAGCTCTATGTTTATTGTTTGGAAGTTTAATCAGAAGGGGTGGTGAGGATGGAGATAGTCGCAGGTGTATTGATCGGATTCTTCGGAACGTGGGGTCTGGCACTGTTGATTGGGTATGTATTAGATAAGTTCGGTGCGAAATGAGGGCAGCCGAGAGGTTGCCTTTTTTATTGGAGGTAGGAAGATGATAAGGATTTATGACGTAATGCCTTTCCAGACCTTCTATGCAGGGAAATACGGGAAGATCACCCATGACGAAAAACTGGCGAATACGCTGATAAAGAATTTTCATGCAGGCGTAACGGGGTTTGAATTGCCGATGTTTGTGGATCACGGGGAAAAAACAACAACCCGTTATGGCGATATTAAAGACCTGTGGATAGAAAACAACAGATTGAAAGCAGCAGTGGATTTGAACTCGAAAGGCGAGGCGATCAAAGAGGACTACGCCTATGTCAGTCCTTCGTATGCCAGGGATTATAAAAACAAAATGACAGGACAGAGAGTAGGTCCAACCCTCATAGAAATATCGTTGACGAACACACCCATGCAGCCGGGAATGGAAAAGGTGAAATTCGGAGAGGAAACGGAAGAGGTAATCACGGAATATTACGCTTTGAAGGAAGAAAATAGCATAAAAAAAGGAGATGAAACGGAAATGGACAAAGACGTAATCAAGTTGTACGAGGATAATCTGGCGGAAAAAGGGAATGAAATCGTATCCCTGAAAGAACAGATTGCAAAAAAAGATGCGGAAATAGTGAAGCTCAGTGAACAAATCACGCAGCTCACGGAAGATGCAGCAAAGCATACGGAAGAAATCAAGAAACTTTCGGAATCACTCGCAAAGCTCACAGCTGAAAAGACAAAAGGCGACATGGAGTCTTGGGCGAAGGATTGGGAGAACAAGGGGTACGCTCCTGCGGTTGTCAAATCTTTCAAAGATCAGATTATAAGCGGTGGAATGAAGGTGGAAATGGCAGAGAGCATCTTGAAAACCATTGCGCCTATCACAGAGAGAGGGCGAGAAGTACCGAGCGGTTCAGAAGCGACAACAGAAAAATTGGATAAATTTGCGGAATCACTCGCAGAAAATATTCATGTATAAGGAGGGAGATAAATGTTTGAAAGAAGAGAGGAAATCGTACCGGTAGTCGTATCACAAGCGTTAGATGCCGGACAAATCGTTGAGTACGATGCAGCAACGCACAATTATAAGGCGTTAGCCGCGGTAGGAAATGCCTGTGGCATCCTGCTTGAAGCGGTAACACTCGATCAAGACCCCGCTAAAGCACTTGTGGGATTTGCAGGGGAGTTCATGGATAGCGAAGTAACGTTATCCGAAACGCCCGCAACGAAAGAAGATCAGTTAAACGCTCTGAGAGATAGAGGCATATTCGTAACAGAAAGGAGTGAGGTTATATGAACATAGAACTTTTGGCTTGGAATGTTTTAACGAGAGTTTTTGAAAAGGTCAAACACGAACCGTTCTTCCTGACGCAGGTATTCGGGAAGAACGTAGAAATGAGCATGACAAAAGAAATTGTTATAAGAAAGGTCAAACACGGCGGAAAGATGGCAAATATAGGGCTAAGAGGCGACCCTGTAAATGTCATCAATTCAACGATTGATTACAGCGAAGAGAAGAAAGAACCGCCTCAGATATACGAATCGGACCTGATAAAAGACGAACACCTCGGGTACAACTTTGATGTGAGGGCATTCAACAACGCCACGGGAACGGAAGATGTCATGAGATCGTTTAACGCACTGTATGGGAAAAAGGTCAGAACATTGCTTCTTAGGAGAAAGAGAGCCATTGAGTGGATGTTTGCGCAGCTCTTAGCAAAAGGAAAAATCATAGTTGAGACAAAAGATAGAAAATTCATGCATGATTTCGGAACGGCATCACCAACACCGTTCAATCTCTTCGACAAATCCGTAGATCCGTTGTCAACGATCAAGGCAGCGTGTAGACGTTATGGCAGCCTTTACGGGCAGTTCCCTGACATCATCATCACCTCACCGGAGGTTGGGGATGCCATCCTGGAACATCCGACGACGGACAAATGGATGAACAAGAACATGCGGAACGCAGCAGAATACACGCCTCGCTATGAAAATCCTTCGGTTACGTTCGTTGGGAAATTCCCTAAGCTGAACATTCCTGAGATTTATGCCTATGGGGCAACATATGAGGGAGACGACGGAAAGGCAAAACGGTATATCGATATCGAGGACTTTGCCATCACGAGAACCGATGCGTTCACGATGAATTACGCATCACAGGTGGATTACGAAATAGACCCGTCCGGGAAACCGATCATGAGAGAGTTCGTGTCAAAAGAAACGATACCACAGGGTGGGAAATCAAAAGAAATATCCTACTGCGGTTATCCACTGCCGACAATCGAGGATAACACGGCAATCATGAATTTCCTCATGAAACTCAAGGAGGCAGCATAATGATGAATTTTAAGAAAGTTTTTTGGATCGTCACGGTTCTTATCGTGGCAGCGTTGGTCTGCTTTTCAGCAGAAATCGTGTATCAGAACACTGCGGAATATGCAGTCATCATCGACGGGAAGTGGATAGAACCGGAAGCCACAGAGGCTTTCAGTCATTATGTCTACAATGACGCATTAACATTGGTAGCTGCCACACCGTCAAACGTGATTCTGGCACACACAGCGGTTTCCACCAGTGCGGAACTCACGACACTTGTAATGGTCAGTGAGTGGGCTCCCGTTACGGTTGTGATCGACGTCGGGGACACAAACGCAGGGGTGTTGTCGGTCTATTTCAATGCCACAAATACCACTGCGATTCCCGTTACCGCCGACTGGACTTATGCCTGTCACACAGAGTGGTTCGACAGGCTTTATATCGCCAACACGGCGACCACGACCAAATACGATGTCATCATAGAGCGAAGGTACTGACATGGCGAATCAGTACCTTTCAATTGCAGAGCTGAAAAGGTACTTTCCGTCGATGTTCAGACACGCTTTGGCGGATAACAACGATGACGGCATAGGCGATGATTCGATATTGCAGCAGTATATCGACAACGCCTTGCCTTATCTGTTGAGCAGAAATCCTGCGTTGGCAGACTTGGATCCGGACGTGATTAAAGCGCACTGTGTGGATTACGTCATCATGCAGCTGTATGATCGCATGGGAGTTACCGAAAAAGCTCTGTATTACAGACAGAAGATAACAGAAGGGCTTAAAGTAACTACCGGCAAAGCTTCTAAATCGGAAGATGATTCGGTTGATCTGAGAGAAATTCCCTCGAAAGTCTTTACCGATGACGAATTTGAGAAGTGGTAAGGATGAAAATATCAGCGATAGTAGATGACAGCGAGCTTCAAAGTCTTTTCAAAACACTTCGAGAAAACAGTTCGGACATGAGCGATTATATGCGGGATGCATCCATATACATGAAAAAGAAGATCATGGATAACTTCGAAGATGAAGGGAATCCGAATTGGAAACCGCTCAGTGAGAATTATCTGAAATACAAAATGAAGGTAAAAGGGGCATCAAAAATACTGGAATTTCACGGGGAATTAAAGCAGTCCATCAACTCGAAATATGGAAAGATGGAAGCTGAAACGTTCACAGCTAAGAAATATGGCGTGTATCAACAGACGGGTACAGGGAGACTCCCAGCCCGTCCTTTCATGCCGTCAGATGATGTCCCGGATATGCAGCCGTTCGATCAAGAGGGGATGGACTTCTTTGTCAGAAAGGCGACAGAGGCGGTGATGAAAGGTGTATAGCGAATTATTGGAACATATCAAGGAAAAAATAACAGAGGTATATCCGCTGACATACATCGGTGAGCAGGACTGGACGAAAGTATTACACATAAACAAAGAAATCGTTGAAATCCTACCGGGAGACGGGGATAGAAAAGACCTCGGAATGGGTGGCGTTGTAGACGAAGCGTTCTATGTGGATATAAGTGTTGCAGTGAAAGGACTGGCAATAGATGCCGAAAACCTTGAAAAGCACAACGCAGTCAGTCTTGAAAAGATTCAAGAGCTCTTCAGACGATATTCGACAACCATTTGCGGAACGGGAATTAGCACAACGATTCCGAAATACCGGCTCAGGAGAGTGTTACTCGCAAAGAAAGACGGAGAAGGCTTTTATGTCACGGGATGCACGATAACGATCAGAATAAAAATGACAAGGAGGTAAGAAATGGCACTTAGTGCAGCACAAGTAAAACCTAAGATAGAACTTGACCCGTCGGGCAGCTCGTCTTATGCGGATACGACACTGAAAGTCGGGGTTGTGAAATCCATGTCCCCGTCATCAAGCACAGAATCCGTAAAAGAAAAGGGCATCGGCGGAATTGTTAAGAAAAGGTTGTCGAAGCAAGAATTCAAATGGGGATGGAGCGGGTTCATAACGGACAAAAACATTCTGTACGCAGGATTACCGTTAGATGACGGGTTGCCTCTCCCGATGGATATTTACATGCACACTCGAAAATTATCAGGAGCGAGAACGGCAACTATGACAATCAGCGCAGCGGAAGGAGAACCACTCAAATACGATCTGGAAGGGCTGTTCCTCTCTCATGCGTCAGCAGCGGAGCAGACTTACGAAGAACCCGCGGCGATGTTTGTGTATTCAGACGGTGCTTTTTACATCGGAAACACAACAGCGGTGGATGACGAATCTCCCTCAGGATCGGGAACAAGTTATACCACGGCGCATCAGAATATCGAGCCGGGTACGGTCATCATCACGGCAGACGCAGCGACCATCACGGACAACGGAAAGGGTGCGCTCAGCGACGGAGGAACGATCAATTACTTAACCGGCGCAATCACACTCAACGCATCGGCGACCACGGTAACTCTGGATTACAACTATTACGGTGAACAGGGCACGGTCAAGAGCTTCCAGTTGAAGGTGTCAAGAACAATAACGTTTGTCTACGGAACATCCCTTGCACCTACCGATCTGGATATAGGGGCAACGGAATATGACGGCACAATCGTTGTGGCAGCGGATGACTTCGAAGAGGCAATGAGCGGTGCAATAGACGCCGACACACCCGACTTCGCTTTCATCCTGCAATTCACGAACTCGATATCAGGTAAGACATTACAGATCATAGGAACTGGCGCACAGTTCAACAACGCAGATGGCTCGATCGATCCGGAATCTTCACTGGAAGTTTCCAAAGGAATCGACTTCGAGGACATGAACGTAGCATAAAACAAGGAGGAAATACTATGAGACCACTTTTCATTACGCCGGACGACACTTATCACAAGGAATTGAAGGGATATGATTTTGAATTAATTCCGGTAACAACCGAGGAATATATGAACAACGCAAATTATATGGACTTCCTGAAACAGCCGAAACAGATACAGGCGAAGGTGAGAAAGTTCGTGGCAAGCAAGATCAAAACGGTGAACGGTGAACCGTTCGACAGGACAAAGATAGAACAAATGACACCTACCATCTTTTTTGCCGTAATGAAGCAAATCGTGGATGAAATGGAGGATCTGAATCAGGAAGAATCTTCGTTTCATAGCGGAGATGATGAAAGCTGAAAATCCTGTAATACCGAAGCAAATAGCAATCATGTTAATGATTGATGAAAGTCCGTGGGGTTGGTGGAAAACGCCCTTACGGACTTTTTTTGTGTACAGAGAGTTCAGGAAATATCGGCATAAATTCATCTTATAAGAAAGGGGGTGAACATTGGCAAACGCAGCAGTTAGTATACGCTTAACAGCTGTGGACGAAATTTCCGCAAAGTTAGACAATATACAGAAAAAATCGAGCGGCTTTTCAAGGATTGGCGACTCGTTAGTGAATGTCGGGAAACAGATGACAATCATGGGGGCTGCGATAACCGCCCCTTTTGTCGGAGCGGTAAAGACCTTCGCTGAATTTGAGCAGTCAATGAAGAATGTTCAAGTCGTTTCAGGACTAACTGGGGAAGAACTGAAACGAGTAACACAAGCAGCGGAAGATATAGGAAAGACGACGAAATACTCTGCCAAACAGGCAGCGGAAGGATTGTATTCCCTTGCTTCGGCAGGATTAAATGCAGAAGAACAGGTCAAAGCGTTAAAAAGTGTCACCGACCTTGCAGCTGCGACGAATTATGATTTTGCAAGAACTTCCGAGGTGATGGTATCAACCGTCAATCAATTCGGTATCGGCTTTGAGAACGCCTCACGGGTATCGGATGTGTTCGCTAAGGCTATCGGCGGTTCAATGGCGAATATGGAAAAGCTCTCAAATGCTTTCAGGCAGGTTGGATCAGCAGCGGACGCATTGGGTTACGATCTGGAAGATACGACAGCTTATCTCATGGCATTGTACGATTCGGGTTATAAAGGCGAGCAGGCAGGTGTGGCACTCAGAAACGCCTTAGCCTCACTGGTTGCGCCTACTACAACGGCAGCCGACACTTTCAGTAATTTAGGTATTTCGATAGACAGCATCAAAGGATCTTCTGACCCTTTGAGAGAAGCCCTCATACAGCTCGGAGAATCAGGAGCATCCACGGCAGATCTCATGGCAATATTCGGGAAGGAAACGGGGCCGAAAGTTGCTTCTCTTTTGAAAATTGGAATAGATGCGATAGACGATTACGAGGACTCCCTCAGGAACTCTGCAGGAGCTTCAGCGGATGCAGCAAAAGAACAGATGAACACCTTTGATGGGATGCTTAAACGGCTCAAAAGCCAGTTTGAAGGAATTGCAATAGAAGTCGGAAGAGCGGTACTCCCGATCGCAGAGAACATCGTGAAATTCGCGAAGTCTATCATGGACGCATGGGAAAAAGTCCCGCAACCCTTGAAAGAAGCCTTGACAAAGTTCACCGCTATTGGTGGCATTATCCTGACAGTGGGTGGAGCCATCACTATGATGGTCGGCGGTATCATGAAATCCATCAAGGTTTGGCAGGAATTTGGAGCCATTATCGGGTCTACCGGAAAACTCCTGAGAAATCTTGCGACACGATTCACCGGACTTTCTTCAGGAATTGGCGGTTCTGTGACAAAAATGGCAACGTTCCAAAAGGCGTTGGCAACTGGATTCCAACTGGCAGGTGTCGCAGCTTTATTGGCGATCATCGTCAAACTTGGAGAAAAATTCAAGGAGTTCAACGATCAGGCGAGGACTATCAACGAAGAGATCAATGAAAAGATGGGGGATATTGTCGATACCTCTAAAAAATGGTATGAAAATATCTGGCTCGTTGGGGACTGGTTTCATAACAACAGAATTACCTCAGAGCTTCAGGAAATGCTTAACAAGACTTCGGATAATACGGACGAGTTTATCAAGTTGTACGGAGAGATGAAAAAATCAAGCGGTGTCCGCTTTGACACGGCAGCACTGGAAATGAGAAACCTTGCAGAAACAACAGCAAACGCAGGTGGAATGTACAACCAGTTTGGGCAGAATGTGGATCTCGTCAAAAAAGCTCTTGTTGAAATGGCTATTCAGATGGAAAATCAAGGCGAACCGATTGAACAGTTCAAAAATGACTGGAAAGAGGTTTTACCGGAATTTGATACTCTGATAGAAAAAGAGAAACAGGCAAGGGACTTATCTTCAGAACTCGCCTCACAACTTACAAACGCAGGAGATTCAGGACGAGAAGCTGCTGAAAACATACAAAAAGGAATCGAAAAAGTTGATTTTACACCGGTTAATGAAAAAGCCGGGGAATTTGCAGAGAATATTGCTCAGACGATGGCAGATGCAGGGACTATGAGCCGTGATGAAATCATGGCAAAGATGGTTGAAGTAGACTTTTCATTCCTTGAAAGGAACGCAACCGACACCGCAACAAAGATGTTAGAGAAGTTCAAAAACGCAGGGGCGACTTCGTTTGAGGCGTTGAACAATATCAACAACTTGGGTTTTGAAACGTTGGAACTCACGATGTCGGAAATCGGAGAACAAGCGGAAGAGCACTTCTCGCTGATGGGAAAGAACGCCGTCAGAGGTCTTGGCGTCATCAACGACCTTTCTTTCACTTCGCTCGATGAAGAGATAGCGCAACTTTCTAAGAATATAGTCGAGGCTCTTACCAATGCGGGAGTTAATTCTGTACTGGCAATGGAAGTCTTGAATGACATTGACTTCTCGGGGATGAAACCGACGATTGAAGAAACAAAAGAAGAGCTTATTAGCTACTTTGAAAAAGCAGGGTACTCTTCGAAAGAAGCGGTTGAAAAAGTGAACGATCTCAACCTTGAAAAGATGATAAAAGAGTCTCAGAAAGGAACAGACCAGATCAAGACGCAGTTCAAGAACGCAGCAGAGGAATCATACGCACAGCTGCAGGAATTGAATAATTTCAAATTGGAACAGCTTCAAAAGACGGTGGATAGCTTCAATACGGATAAACAGGTTGCTCAAATCGACAGGGTTATAAACAAAATAGATGAACTGAATGGCAAAAAAGCCACGATAATAGTCGAATACAAAGAAGTGGAGGTGTAGACCGTGAAAATCCTTGATAATATTTTGCGAAAACTGAAAATGTTGGACGGCAAGACCGTTCATGTAACGATTAAAAAGACCGTCGAACAGGAACGGGACACCCTCAGAAAAATAGCGAACGGGTGAGTGTATGCCTTATACAAATCATCAGTATGTAAAACTGGAACTGTACGATAAACCTGCTTGGGATGCAACAGCAACACTTGAAGAAACGCTCACGAACCTGACGGAAATCAGCGGGACGATCAATCAAGGATTGTCCCCTGATTCCGTTTCCTTTTCGATTAAAAACGACGGGACGGACTGTGATTACGCAGGGAAGGGAATCAAGGTCATTCTCTGCTGTGATGAAATTTTGACGGACGGTTACGGGAATATCCTGTCGAACGAAACCTACGAAAAAGAAGTGTACAAAGGGTTCATTCAGGAGAAGTTCGAGATCAGGAATGCGGTCAGCAAGACGCACGTCGGATGGAATTTTACCTGCGAAAACGTGTTGGCGACGTGGGAAGCCTTCGAGTTTGATTTGAGTCTGGATGACGGCACCGGAATAAGCAACGCAGATTTACCGAGTGTTCTTCCGCCGAAATTTGTTGATTTCGGGGGTCAGTTGGTACCGATGGTTAAAAAATATATCGTAGCCGGTAATGCCCTCAGACACTTCGAAGAAATCAGAAAACAGAACGGACACATTATCAGCGGAAGAGGGGATATGGACGGGCTTGACCCTGAAACTGACGGTGTTCAGGTCATCCAATCCGGAGAGAGTGTTCCGGAATGCGAAGGGGTAAAATTCACCTACCGCATGAACAACAACACAGGCGCAACCGCTCAGACTATCAAGACGCAGTTCATGGCGAAATCACAACAATGGTGGATTCCCATAGCGTGGTCAGAAGAGGATGAAACGAGCGGGGAATGGAGCATCCATGTCATCTACCGGACAGATATTCAACATCCGAGAGTCCAGGTGGATAGTTCAATGACCTCGCCTTACACAGCGTTATATTTCGATGATGCGGACACAACTTTTTCCGTCATCGATCAGGCGGACCTTGTATCAAGCACCACGGTAGTTGCAGATTATGACTATACAACACTTGGGGACGTTACTCTTGTGCAGCCTACGGATGCTTCCATCTATACAGGCATCATGATTCACAAGAGTTATACCCTGTCATCCGCACCCGAGTCAGAAGAAAAGACCAGTGCGTCAATACTGGCGAAATTCAAAACGGAGTTACCGGATGTCATGTCGATTCATATTCAGACAACCGCTGCCATAGACAAATATGAGCTTGAAGAATACGGGTCCGCTCCTTATTACGAAGAGGATGTCGGATATGTCAAAAAAGGAAACAGCATCACGATCACGGTACCTGATTCGGTTACGGGAACACGGAACGAAAATGTTTCGGACAACATCGGAAAATACGCAATCGAAAGACTGGCAGAAATGCAGTTCGTGAACGAAAAGGTCTACAATTACACATTCGGGCTAACACACAAAGTGCCTCTGCCTTCTTTCGGAAACGAACGTGGTGGTGATCTGGTTCAAGGGAGTCCTCTTGTTATGGATAACAAGTTTGTATATTCGACAACCTTCTCATGGAGCGGTGATGCGATTGATATTACCGTGACAGTAAGAGAGTGGAGTGAAAAGACAGCTGCTTATCTCAGGGTCAGCAAGTACAATCTGCCGAGGTATTTCAAGAAACAACTCCGGACAAAACTTAACAAGGTATCGGATGCGGATTATGCAAAGATCGAGGGTAATAAGATCATCTTCCGGATTGATGGTGAGGATGTGGAGATTTCTCTGACAGATAACATTTTAACAGATGATGGGATTGTGAAGTGGTGAATATGAGAAAAATAGCGGTATTGATAGTCATTTTGATAATAGGAGGTGTTGTGATGGGGGAACCGAATTTTTTTAGCTTTACAGGCGGGGTGCCTTTGGCAAACGGGAGAATCGCAGGCGCACCTTTCGAAGCTTTATTTTTTGGGTATAGCACTACGGATGAATTAATAATGGCGTCGTTCGGAAAATTTAAAACAGCGATCAGTGGGCACACTGCAACAACCAACCCTTCATCAGGGCGTTTCTTACCGGATGGTTTGAACAATTCAACTCAGGAAAAACTCTATCTGTCATCAACTAATGATGGCGGAAAAGTTGTCGAACTAAACCTAAACACACTAAAATCAACAACATACAACATTTCTGTAACGAACTGTGATAAGATCATACAAGAGCCAAACGGTTATGTGTTTTATCCGAAATCCCCTTCATTCCCTTCACAGAACCCGATATTATCAACTGGTTATATACAAATGAATTTGAATGTAGTAAACGAAGAATTTGAAACGTTGGCTGTTTACGATACAAGTGGTTATATTAACGCAACAGCTGGGAACAATTACGATTTGCTACCGACGAGTGGATATACAGAACCAAACATCCTCGAAGGCAGATTATCGTCGAGTCTTACAACTGAGGTAAGATTAATAAAAAACGGGACAACGGCTTACACTTTTTCAGCAATTGTGAAAATAAGACATTCGACAGGCGAAGTTTATATCGATGTGTATAACACCACGACAGAAGCGTGGGAGGAATTGTTAATTGGCACAATAACGAATGGTTTGGACTTGAACATTAACACAAATTTGAGTGTTGAAGTGAAATTCTATTGGCAGGATTACCCTTATTCGGATGGATGGATTTCTATGGGTTCTGATTCAACGCAAGGGTTAGATATGGACTGGACGAAACCGGATTCAGGGACAATAACGGTAGAGAGAGCTAAGTTTATTTATGACGGCAATTTGGAAATATTCGATACAGGGGCGTTTGCGAATAATTTCGAATTTGTAAAAGACGATATTTTGTCGATAGAGGCTGATTTTGTGAACTTTTTTTCTCAAACGAGTTATGTGTTTCGTGAGCCGTGGGAAACTACACCGGAAGAGGTCGTATTACCTGAGGCAAAACGCTTTAATTTTATCGATAATTCGATAGAAACGTTGCCCTCCTCTTGTTCATTTGGGGTCGTATTCGAGGAATTAACAGTCAACGCCACGTCACAAAAATTCCCTGTAAAAACAGCTTTCAGCACAGGTAAAATGTCCACCTCTGAGTTTTCTTATCAAATTGGAGATCTTTTTCTTGCTATTTACAACGTTGAGTATTCATCATTCCCGAATAGCAATCGTTTTTTGAATAACGATATCGATGATTGGGATTGTAAGTACGCAGAATATTCTATGAAAAATAAGGTGTTTTTCCCTCAAAGTGAATCCGATCATCTTTGTTACCCACTTAAAAGTTATTTTTTCGGAACCGTGGCTATGCCGTATACCTTTTTAGATAATTTCTCTAAAATCAACAATGACTGGTGTTACTTCAATTTTAATCAATTTACCGATAAAGAAGTTTTTTACAATTTAGAAACCGGAACTTCCGTTGATTTACCAGAGTGTTGGTTGGCATATATCATGCCTGATAAATTAATCGGGATAGATTATAGCAATAACATGCACATATTTAATGGAACTTCGAAGGAATCTCATAATGTGATTTGGGGAAGCTCTTATAAAATTTTAGTAACATCGTCATCGATGTACATGTTTAAAAACGATACGCTGTTACAACTCAAAGATGGAAACATATCTTATATACAGTTATATAACAAGCCTTATAATTTGGAAAGCAAGGATATTCTTTTTGTTTTAGAAAATATAAATGGTCTTATTTATGCGTATTACAAAGCCACACCAAGCGGGACCTCTGATGTAGATATTTACAGAGTCGAAATAGACTTTTTAAACGGAACAGCGACAAATACAAAACTTATAAAAAGCTTCGATAATGAATCATTTTATAACGTTTATGTTGGTCAGTTCATATAAAAAAGAAGGTGAAAAATTTGGAAGAAAAGCAATACCCTTGCGACGAAAAAGAATGTGCTTTCATGCATGAAAAAGAAAAACTTGAAAAGATGGACGCCAAACAGAATCGGGAACTTGAAATCATCAACCGGAAAATGAATATCCTGTCAAACACGCTCAACACCTTACAAAAAACGGTCAATAGCATGGTTCATGACCTGCGGAACGGGTTCAAATCTGACATCATCAGGCAGACAACCGAGCAGACGAAGGATCTCATTCAAACGGTCAATCATCTTGCTGAGCTTATCACAGAAAGAGATAACAAGCGGGAGGCGTTGGAAGCACAAAACGAAGGAAAGAAGATAGAAACACGAAAGTCCATATGGCTCAAAGTGTTTGAAGTGGTAATAGTCGTACTGTCAAGCGGAGGCATCTTATGGACTATCATAGTAAATTCAACGAAATAAAAGGACGGTGAAAGAAATGGAAGGAATTACAGCATTACTCTGGTTTTTGGGAATATCGGGGGTATTCGCTCTGATATTTTTAATCCGGAGAAAATATCCGAAACAAACGGAATTGGCGTTGGAACTGGCAGACCCGATCATAGACGCAGCACGGGTGATCGCTCCCCAGTTTATCGAGGTGGAAGAGCAGCGGGAATCAGTTGAGGAAAATCTCAAAATGTTGGGATATGCCGTCAACAGCATCAATCACAAGAAAAAGGAGATTGATGAACAACTCGGACCCGATGTTTCGATTGAGGAAAGGCATAAGGCTTACAAAAACGCAGCCATTGACTTATCACGGGATCTGCTCATCGAGAAAGGAGCAACCCCCGATATTCTCTCTGAAAAGGCTGTCGACACGGCTATCGACTATTTCATCGACGCCTTGAAGTTCCTGCACGTCGAAGATGAACCGGTGACTTATGTGCCGATTAATAGCGGTAATTAGTCTGCTTCTACTCGCTTCTACCGCTTTATCACTCAGTATTGTCCCCGTTCTGGTCTTTCAGGACGGCATCGAAACAGATACGATCTTTTCACAGACACTTTTTTCCCCTTATGACGATATGGAAATAGGCATAGGCTTCAACCTTAAACGGGTCGGGCTTGACATCGGTTACGTCACGCCTTACTTGTTCAGAGGTATCGTTATCCATGCCGGGATATATCATAGATGGGAGGACATGGGAAACGTGTTCGCCCCTGCGTTCGGTATCGGTGTTTCAATCAAATTTTAAAAAATTAAAACGAAAGGGAGTGAAAACCTCCAGTAAACTGTGTTTCTCTCAAATGCATGAATGAAACCCGATTTTGAATGCATAAAAGGAGGTGATCTGTACCTATCTTATGGAACGTCTTTCTTTTTTCATACTTTTAAGAAAGGCGTTCTTATAAATAAAATCCCTGGCTAATTTAAGTCAGGGGATTTTTTTGTTTTAAAAAACAAAAAACCCCGGAACATTCCGAGGTTTTTTATACTGGTTCCATACCCCCTAATCAGGGGATACTACTGGCTCTTGCGGACCGAAGCCATCAAAACCCCTAAGTGAGGGGAAATTTCTCTTTTATGTCAATTTGCATAACCCCGCCGGGGTATACAACTATGCATTCTATTACGGCCTTCAGGGTTTGTTTCAAAACCATTACGTCCTCTGACAATAATCTCTCTCGTATTATATCAAACCTTTCTTTCAATTCTTCACCGGTGATAAATAACTCATTATTCTCGGATAATTTATTGATCTCTTCCTGAATAGCTTTTTCTTCAGCATCGAGATTATTCATTTCGTCTTTCAATTCAGCAGAGGCAAATCCTTGTTTGATAGCGTTGATAATATTCTCTTTCTGCTTTTGGATCTCTAATTGTCTCTGACTATATTTTTCGCGCTTCGCATCAATAACTATATTACTTCTCTCATGCTCCTGGTTGATCTGGATTGCATATTCATCGAAGTTGATCTTGTCAATCTTGAATACGATGTTCTTCAGATATCCGACCGCATAGTCCTCAATCCTCTTTTTGGTGATCGCGAGATATTCATGAACTTTATGTTTAGCGTTCGGACAAATATACCTTGGATGTTTCCCGCCATCACCATACAATTCTTTCCCACAAATTCCACAGATCGCTTGGCCTTTCAGCAGATAATTATATTTTCTATCCCGGAAGACGATTCTGCCACCGTCGAATCGTTGCCTAACTTTTTCGAAGATTTCCGGATCCACAATCCTCGGTATCGCATCGGGAATCTTGATCATATCTTCCCGTTCCTGATGCCGTTTCCCTTGTGTGCCGCGATTGTAAGTGAAATAGCCTCCGTATTTGTAATTATCGAGCATATCTCTTATCGTCGATGCTTTCCACTTTCTCTCGGTTTTCCGTCTCATTTTTTCTGCGATATATTTCAATGAAGATCCTTCGGCATATAATCTGAACATATCTCTCACATGCACAGCTTCATCTTCCTTGATCACATATTTCTTTCTGAGTTTTCCGTACTCATCTCGCACCTCAACGAGTTCAAACCCATAAGGCGTCTTCCCGCCGACAAAATACCCCTTTCTAGCAACGATAAGGGTCTTTTCTTTGACTTCCTGACTGAGGTTTTCAAGATAGAAATCGTTGATTGAAGAGATGATATTGTACATGAGTTTCCCAGATGGGCCTTCTGGCAGACTCTCATTTACTGATAACAATTTCACATCGTACTTCTCCAGCATCTTCGAGTAAACGATTGCATCCTCAAGATTTCTCGCAAACCGGTCAAACTTGTAGACGATGAGAGCGTCAAACTTCCTGTTTTTTGCTTCTGTGATTGCCTTCAAAAACTCTGGCCTTCTATCTGTTGAAGCAGTCAATGCTTTGTCGAGGAACTTATAACTGAGTTGGTATCCGTTCATGATGCAATACTCTTCTATTTTTTCAATTTGTGTTTCTATTGATGTTTCCGACTGCCTGTCAGATGAATATCTCCCGTATGCTGCGGCTATTTTCATAACGGTTTTCCCCTTTCGGACATTATCCCCATAATTACCCGTTATGATTATATGTGCTATTTCTGTTTTATATCAGATGAAAAGATCACCTCTTTTTCCAAAACAAAAAGCACAAGACAATTTATTTTATCATCTTGCGCTTTTTTTGTTTAGTTGAATTATTGACTTTTTTCTCATTCCTAGGCTCCTTAATTATTCTCCTACAATTACCTAGGTTTTGTTTTGTTGCGAAAAAATACTATTTCAGATAAACGGATCCAATAATTGCGGCTAAAATTGTAAACAAAATCGCTAAAGTCCACTTGAAATTACTATCAGTTTTATCATTAGAACTCTTTATATCTGAACGTAATTCTCTTTGATCCACTTTGAGTTCCGTAACATGATCATTCATTAATTTTTCATAATGTTGAATCGTAGCATTTAAAGTATCAAATTTTGCGCGTATGCCATCTATTTTATTATTTATAGCTTCATCTTTTAAATCAATTTTTTGTTCAACTCTTTTTATTTGTTCTTCAAGGTATCTTTTATCGTTGTTATCTGATGACATTTCGGTTCTCTCCTTTTTTGTAAGCGAATTTTCTGAAACGCCTTCTTGAATATTGTTAAAAAACTCAGCCGTACTAGGTTTGTCGTAAACAGTAACATCTTCAGGGCAATCCTGAAAATCCTCGAACTCTCCATCCATTGATATAGTACTATCTTCATCAATATCGCTTTTATTACAACTGTTTATAGTTTTTAATAACATAGATTATCACTTTGTACCTTTTTGAATAAATTCATTTAGATTTTCTGCATAAACTTCATTTGTTGATACGCATTTTGTTTTTAAATTATTAAAATTTTCTAGTATTTCTTCTTTCGACAAGAACAAATATTTATCGATTTTCTTATACGTATCGTTCAATATGTACATACCTATTTTATCTAAATCAGCATCCTCTTTTTGGTATCTTACGACTTTTATTTGTGATGATGAAAAAAAATCTTCATCTAACTGAGAATTTGTTCTCATTTGGATAGATTTATTCGTTTCATCCTCTATCTGTGGTAATTTATAATAAGTTTTGAATTTTTTTATAACTTCGCTCCATTTTTCATCCAAAAACTTTGAAAAGAAATTTATAGAAACCAAAGCGTACCCTATCCTAGAAATACCATGAATACTAAAGTCTTCGTAAGAAAAAATTTTTTTAATTTGTTTTATAAATGTTTTTGTATGAATATCAATATACTTAAACTGAGTGTCTACTTTAGCTTGATGGTGGAAGCCTATACTGTTTTCGTCTAAAACAATCAAGAATTTAGGATTATTCTTAGGCTTTACAATTATCTGATCATAAATTGAATCGGTTTTATTCTCAATTTCGAAATCTTCAAATCCGTTTTGAGCTAAAATGAAACTTCGAAATGACTCATAATCACCCTTTATATCGTATTTACACTTTATTTTAAAGTGTTCTTCGTATACTTCAAAACTCATATAATCCACCCCTCGTAATTCTATCATATTTTTGATTATATAAAAAATAATCTTAATATAACTTTTACCACCTCTCAGAATCCACAAGCTTTCCATCAGGAGAATAAAGCTCAACCCCATCACTCTTGTTGTTGTGGATATACCCCTTACTCCAAATCAAAGGTCCTGAAGCATTCTTCCCAGAGTGAACCTCAACAGTTCCACCTACAGAAATAGTAACATCAGGAAAAACATACTCCTGGTTCCCGGAAGTGCTTATCATTTTCCAACCCTTCAGATTCACCGTTGTACTTCCGTTGTTGACAAGAATCACAAACTCATCAGATCCTTCAGGTTGAACTTCCTGGATAGCAATCCCATCTGAAGTTGATGTTTCCTGCTTACCTTCATTCTCTTTCTTCCAGAGTCCTCTGTCATCGTTTCGAGCCGTTCGTTCCGCTTCGATAAACGTCTGCTTGTAGTCATCGTCAAAAGCAAACGATGTGTACGCAAACCCGTATCCATTAGCTATCAGATTAAGGTTGTGAAGGATCCATTTTCCGTCTTCCTTGTACCATATGTAAGCCAGTAAGCGATTGTACTTGTCCCTTGGGTCCCAATCGTATGTCACATAAACCTCAGAACCCACCGGAACCATTGCTTTCGTGAAATTGCTTGCTTCTTTACCGAAGAACTCTACCGGCTTCGAAGGATGAACCGTTTCGGGTGTGTCTACCCCTATCATCCTGATAATTTCTTCCTTGCCATCGAGCATGATCCTGATGGTATCCCCATCGACGTTTTTCGAGACGACAGCTTTGTCGTAGTCTTCAGGTACAAGGTTATATTCCCAAACGAAATCAACACCGTTTCGGTTTAAAGCTGCTGAGAATACTGCAGCAGTAAGCAACAACAAAAGCACTGAACAAAGAACCCTTCTCATAGTTTGTCCCCCTTTATTAACATAACTTATACTTGCTGATCTGGTATATATTCTTCCACCTGCTCAATCTCTTCCAAATTCCTCTGAACCTCATCGTCCAAGTGTTGGATGTATATCCGTATTCCAAAGAAAGCGACTACTGTGATTATAAGAACAATTATGCTGAATTTTTGGTGTTTCTTCATTTCTCTTCATTATTTCCTTCTAATTTATTAAACTCACCAAAAATTATAAACAAACCACCATCTTCATTTACTATCTTTGTTACCAATAGAGCTTTGTCTTCAGTATTTAAATTTTTATAACCGAAAACTGAATTATTAAAAATACCCCAAGATGATTCATTGAAATAAGAGATTGTACTCCCAAGATCCAAATTCATCAATAATTGTTGCATCATTTTTCTACACACTTGATAATAATCATATGCGGTCCATTTTTTAGTTGAATTAATCACTTTTATCTTTATTGCATTAAATTCATATACCTCAGATGCTTCAACTGTCATTGTTGCGCCGTACAATTGTATTTCGAATTGATATCCTTTAGAATCTTCATATTCGAAATTAAGTAAAGTGTCATTCTCTCTTTGGACTTCAAAAAACACCTCTGCTTTTTCATAGATATCCTTTGTTAGATATTTTAACTCACAAAAAACGGTACTACTTATAATAATAAGCAGAAAAAATAAAACGACTTTTTTCATCTATCCCACCTCACTTTGTATTTGATAACAAAACTTTCATATTCCTCTCCCCCTCTTCCCTTGAAGAAAAAGAATCAACAACATACAACTCCTGATACCCACCGTCACCTCTGACGATGATCAACTTGTACTCATCACCAACTGACTGAACCCACGAGTCGTCAATTTTGTCCAGAGGAATACACTCATAATCTGTCGGGCTTAACCTCAGAAAACTTTCTGTATCTCTATCATTTGTCTCCAAAGGCTTCGCGAGGACGCATTGTTTTTTGTTTCGGATTAGGAATTTCATTGAGTCTTAAAAATAACCGGAATTAAAGCAATACCGATTGCAACAATACCTATCACAATACCAAAAATAATCCAGTTTTGTTTGTTCTTTTCGCTTTCGTCGCTCTCATCTTGTTTGTAATCTCTTTTGTCAATGTCACCATCAGTTTCTATAATTTTTATTTTTAAATCGGAAAATCTTTCCAATAGCAGAAAACCAAAACCCATTACAGCAAATAGAATACCCGTACACGCGGTAGCGCCAACAAGAATCGCTGGCTGAGAGTTGAAAATAACAAATACTGTTATAGTAATCAGCATAGCAAACGCTAAAAAAACCCACCCCACAATTTCGGTTACAATGCGATTCAGCTTTTTCATAATGCCCCCCCTTTTTCTATAAATAAACTATTCCGGTTTAATCATTATCATAAAAAACGAGAATCCGTCACCCATTACTTGATTTATATTAATTTCATGGTTCTTATAAGAAAAATTCCTTTCTTCAGTTCTTCTTACAATCATCTCGTTGATTTTTCTTGTTAAATCTTCAACAAGAAAAGATCCAGGGAAAATATTTTCGAGCCAGATACCGAGTAAAGCAAAATAATATGTATTATCTTCTGCAGAAGTAGTTATAGGAATAGTCAATGATGTATTTTGAATCTGAAATTTACTTCCAAATATTGTTAAAATACTCTGTTTGTGGTTTCCAGAATACATATCATACCCCCTTTGACCAACAGAATAATCCATAATAAAATACCCATCAAGTGTTTCCATTATGTCGTAGTAATCTATATCCAAGTATTTTATTCCAGAAGTATAACCGGATGATGTTTTAAAAGCGGTATTATATGCATTTTGAGAATCCATATATTCAATAAAAATAGTATTATTTTTTTCTATCGCTAAATCCAAGGCTGTTTTCCCTTCTTCGTTTTTTAAAGAAGCATCTGCACCATACTCTAGGAGTAACATAACTATCTCTTTTGAAGCTTTATTCCTAGCTGCACACATAAGAGGTGTGTTCAATATAACATCTCTTGCGTTAGGATTAGCTCCATGCTTCAGCAAAAGCTCTGTAACCTCTGGGTTTTTGTTATAACCAACTGCATGAAATAACGGGGTGAAATTGTAAATATCTGTTTGATTGATATCAACACCTTTTGATATTGCTTTTTGTACATCTTCATATGTTCCGTTTGATACTATTTCTATGAAATTACCGGAAAACAAGCAAGAAGTAATCATGAGAAAAGAAAAAAGTATTAATATTTTTTTCATCGCGAACCTCCAACATAATTTAATAAATTTCTGTTGTCACTTCTAAGTAATTATCTTCCCCAATTTCTTTCAGTTGAACTTTATAATTCCGTCTTTCGAGTGCGCCAAAACCGTTTGCGGCGTCAACGTAAGAATTTACGATAAAATGCTTTTCCTGTCCTATCATTTCGTTTACACTTGCAGAATTATAGCTTGGAAATTCGGAAGATGCAGGATATTTCAAACGCCTTTCTACACACGTTTGCGCTGTGTAGAATATCAGCCGATTTCTTACATCAATCTCATGTTCAGAAAGGCTCTCTTTTGTTCCGGTTGCACTAAATAAAGCATTTAAAACTATTACAAACAAAACAGCAACAACCGCTGCACCAATATACAATATATACTTCCCTATATTCTTCTTTTTCGGTTCTGGCGTGGAGTTTTCTGCTTGTATAATTGATGCGATAGTTGACTCATCGAAACCTTGTTCCCGCAAACTCTCTTCACGTTCTTTTTGTTCCTTCTCTGTCATGTGTTATCAACTCCTATTTGGCGTTGTTTCTGTTATAAAACCTTTTTATCGCTCAGACGAGGTATGTTGTTAATTTTTGAATTCGAAAGTTTCCATTATTTTTTACCCCTAAGTATTGAATCAATGTTGTGTTAAGCATATAGCTTAAAAAAAATAGCCTTAACGGCCGTTTCTTTTTCTGCTAAATGTTACTTATTTCCTATTCCCTTTACTTCTCCAAACAACTTTTCCAAGGCATTTCAAAGAATTTCTATCTACATACAGGTCCTCATCATTTTTCGCCCACAATTTTGCTCGTTCATCATACTTGAACAAATCAACATGCCTTACTGCACACTGTGCCATTCCGGTTTGGTCACTGAATAACAACAAGTAAGGCGCATATCGACTACCTCCATACTCCGAAATAAAAAGAATGTCGCCTTCAGAATAATCCGGGTGCATGGAATTATCCGGCATTACTATTGCGAACTGTGCTGGAACGCCAGAAGGTACTTCAATCTCTCGCGATTTCTCAGGAACTTCATAACCGTTAGCAAGTTCGATACACTCAAATAAAGAAATAACTTTTCTTTTGTTCTTCTCTTGTCTCCTCTGAAGTTCAACCAGTAACTGTTGAGGAATTTTTTTCCCCCTATCCCTGCTATAACATCTTTGCGTAGTAACCAACAACCTTTCCTATGATCTCAAACTGAATCTCACCATTTTGCCTTATTGGTGCATATTCCCTTGCGTGGCTGTACAAAGAAATTCTACCATCAGGATCTTTGTAATATACCTTGCAATATACAACACCATCAACCAAAGCGATAACAGTATCATTATTTTTAATTTCAATAGATTTATTCACTAGAACCCTGTCACCTTCGTATAACTTCGGTTCCATCGAGTTGCCTTTGATTGTCAAAATGAAATCGCCTTCTTCGTCTGGCATCAGTTGTACATAACCAATAGGTTCACTCAAAGGCTCTGCTCCTATACCAGCTGAAGCTGATTCAAAAATAGGAACTATCTTCTGATTTGATAGAGGAAGGATTTCTGCGTTGCTTTCCGGTTTCTTTTTAAGATGTTCGTGAGGATCATCAGTTTCGCAAAATAAATATAAAGGTGAAATATCAAGAGCTTCTCCAAGTCTTTTCGCTGCATCATAACTCACGAAAATCCGAGCATTCTCATAAGCAGATATAGTCTTTTGCGCAACTCCGGCTTTCTCTGCTAGTTCTTCTTGGGTAAAACCCCTTGTCTTTCTCCACTGTTTTAATCTTATCGAGAATTCTTTTTTCTTTTCCATGACATCACCGTTAA